AGGTAAGGAATTTGATGCGGATTTAGTATTGAATTGGCCTATCTAACGGGGGTATTGTATGGATACTATCAAGCAATTCATAAAGGCGTATTTGCCAGTCATAACCGTGGCATTGCTTATGCTGCTGGTGGTAGTTGCTGGCTTATTCGCCTATAACGTAATGCATACCAAAAAGCTACAAGAACCGGTTATTATCAATCAGACCGTGGCGAAGAACCCTGTTAAATTAGGGGAAGCGCTTAACGTATCACCAAATGTAGCGAAGGAAGTTATTGCATACAAGGAAACGGCACAACCAGTAGTTACCTATTACACGCAAGCGCCAACGCTACATGATGCGGCAGTAGTTACGAAAAACGCTATTAAAGAAAAATCGCCTACTATTCCAAAGGAAGCCACGGCAAAAAGCGATAGAACGGCCGTAGTAGAAAATACCGATGAACAAAAGATTGATGTATATAAGATTAATCTTAACAAAGTGCATCGTGTAATGGGTGGCGTTACAGTACTGGAAACTGGTAAGATATACGAAACGGTAGGTTATCAAGCTGGCGACTTTCAAGGCCTAGCGCATTTTGACGGTAAGCATTTCAAAGGGGCCAGCGCACTTTATACATTTGCGAAATGGTAGGTGATCCGATTATCTCCGAGTTGCACGGATTGCAACAGTAAACTATTAGTTGACAGTTGGAAAGGAAATATCATATGTTCGCGGAAGAAGTAAACCCAAAGAAAGACGGTTTATATACCGCAACACTAACAGACCATAACAACGTACGTTGTGAAATGTGGTTCGTAAACGGCGAATTGAAACGCCTTGTTGAATTAGACTAATAATAAAGGGGTACCATAGCGGTACCCCTCTTTTTTGTTTTTGACGGCAAAAATACGGCAAAAATTTCATAATAAACTATATAATTTTGTGGATATAAATTCTTAAAAATTGTTTTGGCCAATTAGTTAAAAACTACAATATGCTATTTCGTGGATAAAAAATATTAAATCCGATATAATATATTGATATAAAATATAGTCTATAAAATACCATGTTTAATATGGTTTGTTATTAAAACGGCAGAAATTCGTCAAAAATAATTAGCCGAAAATATCGGCAACCTTATCAGCTGCCTTTAGTCGCATATCATCTGAAAAATGAACATATGTTATTAAGACCGTTTGTATACTATCACCTAACAAGGCGGATACCGTTTTTATGTCTACGCCATTTGCTAATAATTTAGTTGCGTATGTATGGCGTAGATCATGAATAGAATTATCTGGTAAAAATCTTTTCATTATTCGTGATGCGCCCCAGCTGGCGCTAACTCTATTATTAAAAAGGCGGTCGGTCGAACATGTTTCCTTGTATTCTTTCAAAATATTGGTTAATATTGGCGGAATAGGTAATTGCCTATAACTATTTTTGGATTTAAGCGGCTTTAACGCATATTTATTGTAATCAATCGCGCCGAATTGCTGTACTACATTAATAGTATTACTATCTAAATCAACGTTATCCCAAGTAAGGCCGATAATTTCACCATATCTCATGCCTGTATAGGCAGCAATAGAAAATATAACATAGTATCTATAATTTTTAGGTTTTATGGCTTTTAAAAATGTTTCTATTTCTGTATCTGATAATACCTTTATTTTTGTAGGTTCATTATCCTTAAAACGTGGTATTGTTTTTAATTCGTTTACAGGAATTATTTTATATTGGTTCGCCGCATAGCTAAATAAACGTTGAATTGTACCCAAAGCAAGGTTTTTTGTGGTAGTTGAATATAAACTATCATTCAATACTCTTTTAACTTGATACGGCGTTATATTCGCTATTTTTTCGTTAAATATAGGCTTAAATATATCAAATGTACGTGTATAGGCCTGTAATGTATTAAATGTACGCGGCTTATTTTCTTTCATGTAAATATTAAAAAAATCAATAAGAGTTATGTTTCTAAGACTATCATCGGTTGCGGTGATAGTCTTTTTTAGTTTATCAATGATCGTTTGGGCGTGGATTTTTGCCGCTTTTTGTGTTTCAAAACCCTGTTTTGATTTCTGGCGCCAGCGGTTGCCGTCCTTGTATGAAACGATACATTGATACCCTTTATCCTTTTTTCTTATCGTTATATTGCATTGCATCGTTTAATTCCTTTAATGAATACCTTGCTATAAATTGCGCGCCGATAGTTAGGGCAACAACTATAAACATCAAAATATATCTGTGTTCTTTCCAATCCATAAAGCCTAATATCATACCAATAATAAGGTACAGAATACTTTGATAAAAGGCTACGTTAATTGCATCTTTTTTACTCATGGTAAACCCCTTTATTTAACAATATATGCGCGAATGTATCCGCATCATGTTCCAGTTTTGTACGTAAATCCGCATCTATTTCCTTAAATAAATCCCCTAATTGATGCGCAAGCGCCATACGCTGCTGGCGCCTACTTAACCGGCTATTTATAATAATAGCCTTTTTAATCTCCGGTTTTATCATTACGCCGCTAACGCAAGCCGGCAATGGTTTATATATAACTTTAATGTTTAATTTACTTGCTATATAGCGCGGTTCATTTGAGCCGTGCGAATTAATCAAATCTAAGACAAAAGAACACATATTGAACATGCTAACAATTCCCCTTGAATATATTAATCGTCTAATACCGCTTTTAATACTTTGGATATTTTAGCTTTTTGCGATGCCGTCAATTCACGATCACCATAATAACAAATCAAAGCATTATCCGTAATTTTCTTTAAATCAATAGAAATTTCTTGCTTTTTGACTTTAGGCGCTCCCTCTACGCCGTCGGTAAAATAACCTATTGGAACACCGAAATATTCCGATAATATTTTAATATTTTTTAAACTAGGATTGCTTTCTCCTTTCTTCCAACGTGAAAATGCACTTTGCGGAATTTTGGTATCTTTTGAAATTTGATATGCTGATACGCCTGTTTTTCGCATTAATTCCTCGATTTTGTTGTATAGCATAATGTACCTCGCTAAATATAAACAGACTATTTAACATTTTTAAAAAGTGTTTACTAGACTACTTACTAAAACGGAAGTACAATATAGCCATAAGGTACTTATGAAATCGTAAGTGTCTTGAAGTTTTGATATAGCAAGTGTGGCGCCGAAAATCATCACTTGCTATATCGCAAGTATACCATTTTAGAAAGCGGGGTGTAAACCATAAAAACAGTAACAAAAAATGTTTTTAAACTCATGGATAGCAATGGTGTTACCGCTTATAAACTATCCAAAGAAACGGGAATTTCCGAAAGTGTTATTTCCCGTTGGCGTAGTGGTGAACAATCGCCAAGCCTTAGCAGCCTTGTAAAGGTTGCGCACTTCTTTAATTGTGGTTTGTCGGAATTGATGAAAGGAAGCGAATTATGAAACTAACGTATACCGTAGAGGAAGTAGCCGAAGTATTAGGTGTTTCTAAATCGTCGGTATACAACTTAAAAAATAATGGCACTATACATGCTATTGAAAAACTACCCGGTTTGTTGTTTAGCGTTGAAGAAATTCACAGCTTAGTTATGGTGAATGACGAATACAATACATTCAATTACAGATTATTAAAAAAGAAGTGTGAAGCGCTAGAAACCGAAAATGCAAAACTAAAAAATAGTATAAAAAAAATCACCAGCGATGTACTGGCGATTACGGGGGAATTTGTCAATGACTAGCATTATGAAAATTGTAGGTTTTGTATTGTTGTTAGGTACGCCCGGATCATTAGAGATTGACGTACTAACATTTTATGAAGCAATGCTACAAGGAATTTTAGGAATTACGCTGCTATATAGCGGCATCTATATTGATAAATTAAAAAAGGCCCAATAGTAACGGCAATTACTAAAGGGCAGATGCGAAAAGTGAGTTATTAAAGCATCTTAACCGCATAATATCATATGCGCGTTAGGGTGGCAAGGTGAAATATGAATAAAGAGGAAATGCTTGCGTGTTTTGATAAGTTCGACTTAATCAAAGAAGCGTTAAAAAGTGTAGATGAAAACATTTATACGGCTATCACCTTTACGGTGAGTTCATTCGATGTCGGTTTTAAGTATCACGTATGCGCAATTAGAAATAATAAATACGTAAAATTTGCGCTTGAAGGTTTTCCGGATACTTATTTAGCGGGCGAAAAAACAATTAATGATTATAGAGAAGTATTAGAAATGTTAGAAAGGGAAACGATAAAATGAGTAGCATTTACGAATTAAATAAAAACTATATGGAAGTTGCTGCAATGCTTGAAGAAGCAGAAACCCCAGAAGATATTGAGGCAATCAAAAATACACTTGAAATGCTTGATTTATCCATTGAGGAAAAAATCGAAAACACGGCCAAATATATGATTAATGTTGAAGCCGATATACAAGGCATTAAGGCCGAAATGGATAGATTAAACAAGGTCAAAAAATCAAAAGAAAGCACTATTGAAACATTAAAAAACAATATCGAATATTCCATGAAGCAAAAAGGCATTGAAAAATTAGAAGTTGGCACCTTTAAAGCTGGTTATCGAAAATCTGAAAGCGTTGAAATTATCAACCTTGATGTAATTCCGGCGGACTTTACAAAAGTTGAAATTAAAGCCGATAAAACTGCCATTAAAAAAGCTATTAAAGCCGGTGAAACGGTGGAAGGTGCAGAAATTAAAACAAACATGAATTTCTATATTAAGTAGGCGGTGAAACATGGAATTTAGAACACTAAAAGCAAATGAAATAGATTGCCGTATTCAATCACTAAATGAAAAGAATGGAAGTGTAGGCGCAGTAGTGCTGCTATATAAAGATGCACGCGTTGACATGCGACTACTTGATGAAGTTGTAGGTGCATTAAATTGGAAACGTGAACATACGATCATTGGCGATAGATTATATTGTACAGTTTCAATCTATAACGAACATACCGGCGAATGGGTTGGCAAGTCCGATGTAGGCACAGAAAGTAACACAGAAAAAGAAAAGGGCCAAGCATCTGATAGTTTCAAGCGTGCATGCTTTAACTGGGGTATCGGTAGGGAATTATACTCCGCGCCATTTACCTATATAAATCTACAAAGCGGCGAATGGTACAAAGGCAAGGACGGAAAACCTAAATCATACGCAAAATTTACAGTTAAAGAAATTGAATATGACGAAAATCGAAATATTAGCAAGTTAATCATTATTGATAACAAAGGAAGCGTGCGTTTTACAATGGGCGGCAATGCAGCACCAGCGCCAGCGACTAAACCAAAAGAAAAACACGTTGCCGGATATGATGAATTCTGTAAACTTGCAAAAGATAATAACGTACCGCCGGCAGAAATTACAAAGTATATTGCTGGCACATTTAAAAAACCAAAACTTGCATTACTTGATCAATTCGAAATGATCGCGGCGCTTGATTGGTTAAAAAAGCGGACTAATGAAAACAAAGATTTTAAAGGGTTCGTGTTATATGACAATGAAGATGCAGCATTAGAACATGAAGATGCTGGAGACCGCATTTGATGAAATGGGTAACAAAAGGAATTGCGGTTGTTAAAACGTTAGGTTATAACATTCTAATTCCAGCGCCGAAAGATGAAGAAATCAATAAAATTGATGAAAATTCAGAATATACGGTAACGCTAACAAAGAAATCTAAAAAGCGTTCTTTAAACGCTAACGCGTACGCATGGGTTCTATGCGATAAGATAGCGCGTGAACTTTCAAAGAACGCATATATTTCAAAAAATGACGTGTATAAGCGTGTTTTGATTGAAAGCGGTACATTTACCTATCTACCAATTAAAAACGATGCCGTAGGCCGATTTATTGAAATTTGGCACGGCCACGGGTTAGGCTGGCACGCAGAAGATGCCGGCCCAGCTAAAACGGAAGGTTATACAATCGTTCGCGCCTATCATGGCAGCAGCGTTTATACAGTCGATGAAATGCGGCGTTTGATTGATGCGCTTGTTGATGAGTGCAGCCAATTAAACATACCGATTGAAGATAACGATTACATCAATTCACTTGTAAGGGAATGGGGCAATGAACAAACGAAAGAAACAGGATAATGTATTGTACGCCCGTACTAGAAAATGGGCGTATGAACGCGATGAGGGTTTATGCGTGTTATGTGGTGCAATGGCAACAGAAGTGCATCATATAGAGTTTAGATCGCACGGCGGTTTGTCAAATCTTAATAATCTGGCTTGCTTATGCCGTGATTGCCATACAAAAGCGCATGGCGTAGAAGCTAAGAAAATACGGGAGATTTTAAAAGAAAGGAATTCAAAAATACAATGGCAGAACGGCGAATGATGTCAAAGAAAATTATTGATAC